CGCCGCCGCCGCCGCCCGAGCTGGTGGCAGCTGCGCCGCCGTGGGGCGCGGTCGCGCTGGCGCTGCTGCGTAAAGACTGGTCCGAGGTGCTGAATGGCTGAGCAGCTGCCCGCGCTCGACGATCCGACCGTGCTGGTCGACGCGTTCGAGCAAGTCGTGCGGAATGCGCTCGCGCCGATCGTCGAGCGGCTGCGTCAGAGTGAGGCGCAGCACGCCGACGCGCTCGCCAGCGCGATCGCGCCACTACAAAAGCAGCTCGACGCGCTCGCCGCCGTCGCGTCGATACCTGGCCCAGCTGGGGCGAACGGCGTCGGGCTCGACGGCGTCGACTATGACGGCGAGCGCACGATCACGCTGGCCTATGGCGCGACGCGCGTGCCGATCCGTCTGCCCGCGATGATCTATCGCGGCGTTTGGCTTGCGGGCAAGCAATACGAGCGCGGCGATTGCGTCACCGTCGGCGGCTCGGTCTATCACGCGAACGCTGACACGTCGACGCGACCGGGCGAGCTGGCGCAAGCGTGGACACTGGCTGTCAAACAAGGCAGGGACGGGCACCGATGATGTCCTGGCCGTTTATCTGGTCGCCAGCGACGACGAGCGCGATCGTCGACGGCGAGATTAGCGCCGATGCGTCGCCGCCATATGCGCGCGTGACGCGGCTGCGCGTTAGTAACGTCACGCGCGACGGCGCATTTATTCGGAATATCGTTCGCGACTATCCAGCGGGCACGACGATCTATCTCGAAGCCGATCCGCCGACCGGCCGATTCGCGAGTTTTACGATCGCGCAGCCGCCCGACGCGTCAGATGCGGCGATGCTCGTGCTGTCCGTTCGACACAATGCGTCATCAGCCGACGGGCTCGACGCCGGGCCCGTCGACGCCGTGCTGCTGCGTGCGTCCGAGCCGCGCGCGGCGGCGACCGATCCTGACCTGGTCGCGCTCGACGTCGCGAAGCGTCATCTGCGCGTCGTCGATCCGGCGCACGACCCCGACGTGCAGCAGAAACTGACCGCTGCCAGCGCGACGATCCGCGACTATCTCAAAGGGCAAAACGATCCAACCTGGACGCCGTCAACGGTGCCGCCGTGGGTTTCTGCCGCCGTGCTGCTGCTGCTAACGCACCTATACGAGCATCGCGGCGACGAATTCGGCGACGCGCAAGACAACGACGATCGCGTATGGGACGCGATCGCGAATCTACTGCGGCGGTCGCGCGATCCGTCGCTGGCCTGATATGGCGCGCGGCTCGCAGCGGCATCTCGTGCGTTTGGAGCATCCAGCCGATCCAGTGCCCGACGGCAAAGGCGGCTATACCGAAGCGTGGTCGCCGCTCGTGCCCGCTGACTGGTTTTGTTCGATTGGCGCGGCGTCGTCGCAAGTCGTCGAGCGGCTGACGGCGGGCGCGCTGCAAGCGACCGCGACGCACCTGGTGCGGGGGGATTTTCATTCGGGCATCACGACCGAGTCGCGGCTGATTTTTCAGGGACGCACGCTGCAAGTGCAAAGCGTCACCGACGTCGACGAGCGGCACGTCGAGCTGATTTTGATATGCGCTGAGGTGGTAGGCAATGGCAGCGAACCGACTGCAAATAAACGGGCTCGACGAACTTCGAGCGGCTCTGCGCGCAGCTCCGGCTGAGCTGGTGCGCGAGTCGGCCGCGATCGTGCTCGCACGCGCCGAAGCCGCGCGCGATGCAATGGCTGCGCTCTATCCAGTGCGCGACTATGGTCGGCTGAGCGGTCGCGGGAATTTGCAAAAGGGGCTGCGCGTCGACACAAGCAGCGACTTCGCGAGCGCGTCGGCGCTGGTGCGCAATACCGCGAAGCACGCATACATTTTCGAGAACGGCACGAGCCCGCGACGATGGGCGAACGGCAAGAGCACCGGATCAATGGCACCGGGGCGCGTGTTTATTCCGACGGCGATAAAGCATCGCCGCGCGATGGTCGCCGAGCTGATCGCGCTGGTGCGCAGCGCGGGCTTCGAGGTATCGGGCAGTGCCGAATAATAGCAGCGACGTCGAAACCGCCGTGATCGCGCTGCTCGCCGCCGACGCCGAGCTGACGGCACTGCTGCCCGACGGCGTCTGGTATGACACTGCGCCATTCGGCGCGACGGCGTTTTGTATCGTCGCGTCGATCGATCACGTCGACGCTTACGTGCTGCACGGCGCAGCGGCTGAGCGGTTTCTGCTGCTCGTCAAAGCCGTCTGCCAAGATTCAAGCGATGGCGCGGCAGCGATCGCCGTCGAGCAAGCCGAGCAGCGCATTTATACGCTGCTGCAAGACGCGCACGATACGCAGCGGCTCGCGCCGAGCGGCTATCGGACGATGCTCTGCCATCGCGCGAATTACGTTCGTTATACGGACCTGGACGAAGAAGTCGATCAACGGTGGTTGCACCGGGGCGGACATTTTGAAGTGCTCGTCGCGCCAATCGCTCAATAGGAGAAAACGCCAATGCCAGCAGTTCCCGCGCTACCAGTAAACAACCCCGGCACGCACGGTAAAGAAGGGCTCGTCGCTTTCAAGCTGACAAGCGGCGGCACTTACGTCGCGATCGGCAATATCTCAGACTGGTCGCTATCGATGGATACCGACAAAGTCGAGACGACATCGCTCGGCGATCCGAATAAGCGCTACGTGCTCGGGCTGAAAGATTTGTCGGGCTCGGTCACGGCGTTTTGGGACCGTCTGACCGACGCGATCTTCGATATGGCAGAGTCGGCGACCGGCTGCTATCTCGCGATCTTTCCGAGCGCGACGTCTGCGCAGTGCTGGGAAGGGCCCGCATGGGTCGCCGCGTCGATTAAAGGCGGCGTCACGAGCGCAGTGACGATCGATATGACATTCGTCGCTAACGGTGCTTGGGCCCGAACGTCGCAGGTTATGGCGACGGGCGCGACGTCGCAGTCGACGCCGGGCAGCTTCACGCCAGCGGGCGCGATGGCTCCGCCGAACCTGGCGGGCATGACGGGCATCACGGCATCGCCAGCGTCGGCATGGACCGCGCAGCAATACGTGCTGCTCGGCGACGGCAGTCGCGCGCAATGGAACGGAACGGCTTGGGTCGCGACCGCTGGCACGCTGCTCGCTGGTCGCGATTTCGGCGAGAACGCGCCGAGCCAGCAGCCGGGGCAGTAAGCGACGGTGCGGCGATGATTCGCGAGGGACCGCGTCATCACATCGTGATCGAAGGCGTCGCGGCGACGGTGCGCTTAGGCTATCAGCGCGCCGCTCGTCTCGGCGCGTGGACGGTCGACGGCGACTGGTTTGTCGCGCAGATCGTCGAGTTCGACGCGTTTCGGATCACGCAGTCGCCGCTGACGCTCGAAATCGAGCACAAAGACGGGGCACCGACGCGTCGCGGGCTCGCGGGCGTCACCGTCAACCGGGGGCAGCTATCCGCCCGATTAACACGACTGGAGTAAGCAATGGGCTCGCGCTATCGAAAACAAGAAGAAATGCGAATCGAGATTTCCGACGGTGACTGGCTGCTCGTGCGCAAGCACTTGACGGCTGGCGAAGAACGCGACGCGCAAGCTCGCGTGATCAAAGCCGGGACCATGAAATCTGGCGAAAAGCCGGAACTCGATTTGGAGCATCTCGGCATCGCGCAAGCCGTCAGCTATCTAATCGACTGGTCGCTGACCGACGCCGACGGGCAACCGATCCGCATTCGCGATCAACCCTACGCATTCGTCGCGTCGGCGCTGCGCAATCAGACGCCGGAAAGTCTGCGCGAGATTCTCGACGCGATTCAGGCGCACGACGAAGCGATGACAAACGAGCGCGCACGCCAAAAAAAACTCCCGGCTGGCGCGAGCGCGTCGAGTCCGATCTCTATCTCTGCCGAGTAATGGGCTGGACTTACGACGAGCTGCTCGATCTGCCCGTCGAAGTCTATTCCGTGCTCGTCGAATCGATGAACGCAGAAATCGAGCGCACGCGAAAGTAAATCCCGATGGCCCTATCAGCGACATTTACGGCGAACTTCGCCAGCTTTTATAAGGCTGTCGACGACGCCGACGCCAAGCTGAAAGATTTCGGCGAGGGGGCTGACCGCGTCGGGGCTCGGCTGAATACGCTGTCGAATCAATTCAGCGGCCGACAAGTCGTGCAAGAAGCGACGCTGATGGTCAAAGCCGTCGAAGAAATCGGCGGCGTCTCGAAACTGACCGATAAAGAATTGGCGCGGCTCGGCGCTACCGCGAATGAAGCCGTCGCGAAAATGAAACTGCTCGGCATGGACGTGCCGAAGAATCTGCAGGAAGTCGCCGATAAAACGAAATCCGCGAACAAAGCGACCGTCGACTGGATGGGGACGCTGACGAAAGTCGCGTCGACGGTCGGCATCGCGTTTTCGGTCGACGCGGTCGTGAATTTTATCGGCT